CATGCCCATTTTAATTCTTCTTCAACAGCTATGCCCAATGCCTCAATATGTTGCGCATACTCTGGGTCTGCACGTGCCTCCCGTTCCTGTCCTGCTGCTGTCTTTTCACCTTTAAGCATATACTTTTTCATCAAGTTTGACAGCATGATTTGTCTGTTGTGTTCCAACACAGTTAGATCACGTTTAGCTGCTGCATGTTTTATACCTACCTCACGCAACTTGTGCATTTGTTGTTCTTTAGCGTCCTCTGACATAAGCACCCCCATTTGATTTGGCTTTTTTAATTTGCAAGTGGCGCAGGTAGCCTTTGACCTCATCGCCCACAGGTTTTGGCATTACACGTTTACTGTGTGGAAAATGCCCAAACTTTTCTTTAAATGTCCAACTTGCCCAACCTTCTTTGTAGCCTTTTTGTTTGCTGTGAAATAAAAGCTGTGCGTAAAACTCTTGTTTGTCTTGTGCATTGATGTCTGCTTTTGGTAACTCAACCAAACGTCCCTGCTTAATTAATACTTTTTTGTCTGCTTCTGTAGGCGCATGACCACACACAGGGCAAGTTCTTAATATTCTGGTAGGATGATAAACGGCATTGCATTTAGTGCATGTAAACGGCTGCTTATCTATTTCCTTACGTTCTTTTTTTTGTTGTCTGGTAATCTTATCAGCAGTTAGTTCCCAATCAGGCACATCTTCAGGAAACCCGTGTTCATATACACAGCCTGCATGATCAATAATTAATGTATCTTTTTTGTTTTCAAACGGACGCAAAGACCTTCCAACCATCTGCAAATACATGCCGTAAGATTTAGTAGGCCTTGCAAGTACAACACAAGACACCTTGGGTTCATCCCATCCTTCTGTTAATACTTGGCAGTTAGATAACACTTTTATTTTGCCATGGTGTAAATCATGCAGCACTTGTTCACGTTCAAGTTCATCCATGTCACCGTCAACATGGCCTGCAGGTATGCCGTTATCATTAAATATTTTAGATATGTATTTACTGTGTGCAATTGATGTAGCAAACACAACAGTTGGCCTGCCTTCAGCATGTCGTAACCAATGCGTAACTAAATCACCAACTAACTTAGGTGTGTTCATACGTTTATTAAGACCACGTTTTTCATAATCACCTGCCATTATTTTAAGACCATCTAAGTCTGGCATTGTTGGTGCAACTACACGATTAGGTACTAAATAACCTTCTTCAGTTAACTTTCGTATACTACCGCATTCAATTAGATCATCATATATTCCGCCTAAACCTTTGCCATCATTACGTACAGGCGTTGCAGTTAGGCCAATCACATATGCTTCAGGGTATTCTTCAATCAAATCTTTAAATGATTTACTTACACTACGGTGTGCTTCATCTAAAATAATAACGTCTGCATTTGGTTTGTTAAAAAATTTGTTTTCTTTTCTAATTGTAAACGTTTGTATGCTTGCAACTTGTGTTCTTGCACCAATGTTAGCCGATCTACCTGCCATAATTACGCCATGGTTCACATCAAACTGGCGTAGTTTATCGCTACATTGATCAATTAATTCACGTCTATGTGCCACAAACAAACAATTATTGCTTTTATCTACAGCAGCTTTGATCATTGCGCCTGCTATTACTGTCTTACCGCTACCCGTTGGAGCAACAAGCAATAGTTTTTTATTGCCTGCACGCATTGAGTCACGCAGTTTTTGTAATGCTAGTTCTTGGTAATCTCTAAGGTGCATATCTACTCCAAATGTCTTTTACTTGAAACAAAACTTCATTGTGATTTTCTGGTGGATTGCAAGCGTTAGCAAATTTTAGTGCTTCTTCTCTTGCATAGTCTTCTGACTCGCCACGTTTTCTGATAGCTATTAACATCTTAACCAATGCTGCATGTCTATCACCTCTGCCAACACCATATCTAAGTGTGCCTGTGTATTTACCTTGATACATAGATGGTGTGTAATCTGATTTAAACATTTCTTGTTCTGGCCTTTTAAGATCAAGACCATGCTTTATCTCAGCCATGGTGTACGGTGTGTCTATACTTTGCGCACCAATAACTTTAATTGGATATGGTTTACTTTTGTTATGATAAAAACCTGCAACACGCATAACTCTTGGCAAATCTTTTACAACTGGGTCTGAATTAAACTTTGCAGCTAACGCTTGTTGATACAAAGTAAATGATTCTAATGGCATGTCATTGACTAACCAGTAACAATGATATTTTTCTGGTGATGTGCTTAATATAAAATTAGGTTTAAGATCAAACTTATCAGGCAACGGTGTGCCATCTAAATCAATAAACACAGCCCTAACTTTTGTAATATTTTTAGTTGTTCTGCCTGTCAAATCTGTCTGATTTACAGTAAAAAATACACCTGCACCCTGTTTATTAAGTGACCATAATTCATCAATGTGTTCTTCCAACGTGCCGTGTAACTGTCTTATGATCTTACGATTTTTACCTTTATCACAAAACGTTTGAAAACTGTGATGTGTACCAAAGGCTTGCATAAATATTCCATGGTGACTATTTGGATTGTACTTCATCCTTGCTCCCCCATCGTTTGTCTGCACCTTTTTTACCCGCAACTTGGCGTTTTTTACGGTTCAACGCTTGTTCTTTTCTTTCTTCTTCAGCTTGCAAACATATTAAAAAACTACCTTGCTTATCATTCTGCTCAAAAAACATATGTTTCATGGCAGGCCACATCTTTTTGATTTTATCTATTGTGCAATTGCACATCTTAGACATAATTTCATAATCATTTGGTATTCTAAAACCACGCCAACAATGACAGTACAAAAGAATGTACGCACCTTGTTCTTCAAGGGACATTTTCATACGGCTTGGTTCGCTTATCCAATCATTAGCGTAAAACTGAAACGCAGGTGATTGTTCGTCTGTAGATTTTTTTCTCATTGTTACCTGTTAATTTCTGTTAAGTTAATAATATACTATCCATGTTAACCTATGTCAATACCATTTGCAAAATATGTGTAAGGGCTGCTACCTATCTTGGTTGAAGTTGTAGGTGCAGTTGAAGGTGAAGGTGAAGATGAAGGGGATTAATTTGCCATTAGCAAAACGGTAGCAAAGTAATAGCATTGCCATAGCATTGCCATATTTATTGGGTAATAAAAAGGGAGGCAGGCAACAATGAGAAAAGCCGTACCTCCCGTGCCACCAGTATTTTTAGCCTAAGATTAGTGACCTACTCCCTGCGGCAACGGAGCAATTTCGTCTGCGTGTTTTAGATCGGGACGTAAATAATCCAAATCAAAATCACCTATATCTGCTATTTGATAAGCACGCAAAGGGGGTATAACTTGCCATTTAGATACAGCAGGGTGGCTAATATTCAACATACGTGATAGATTTCTACCACCATATTTAGTTACCACCTCTTTCTTGCGTTCTTTAGCAAGTTCATATAATGAATTCATAATAACAATCCTTTATTGATCTAAGTACATAATACTTATAATATTAACAAATGTCAACATGATGCTTGACTTTAGTAACCTAAGTTAATATAATAGACACTCCAATAGTAAATATTAAAAAAGGAGTAGACATGAGTATTATTGCGAAGACAGTGGACAATGAGTCCAAATATCCTGAAGTAAGTACAGGAGTACACAAGGCTAGATGTGTAAAGGTAATTGATCTAGGCACACAAGAAAACAATTATGATGGGCAGATAACTTGGAAACGTCAATGTATGATTATCTGGGAAGTACCATCTGAGTCTAATAACAATGGTGAACCTTTAACTATCAGCAAGTTTTATACACTATCGCTGCATGAAAAAGCTACATTGGGACAAGACTTGTCAGCATGGCGTGGCCGTCCATTTACTGAAATGGAAAAAAAGGGTTTTGATATATCAAAGCTATGTGGTGTTCCATGTTTCATTAATGTAATGGAAGGTAAGAATGGTAGACCGCGTGTTACATCTATCATGCCATTGCCTAAAGATGATCAAGCATCATTAGCAGAGCAGTTTCACGAAGCTGTAGTGTTTTCAGTTGATGAATACCAAAAGGGTAACCGTGAGGAGTTTAACAAACTTGCGGATGGTATACGTAACATCATTCTTAGATCAAAAGAATTAGCAGACACACAAGACCTTGGTGATGAGCATAATGGTGAGCCAATGCCCGATTTGTCTGATGATGAAACTGTACCATTTTAGGGGGTTGCTATGAAAATAACTAACAATGCTAATTTACCTGCGGCAATACAACGCGCAGTAACTAATGACCCGTATGATTCTGGTGGCAGTGACATTTCAGCAACACGGCTGTTGCAACCACCACGCATTACAGCGTTAACTAAAAGGCACTATGAGAGCCTAGAAGAAGACGTATCAGACCGTATCTGGTCTTTGTTGGGTCAATCTACCCATCATGTCATAGAACGTGCTGCAGAAGGCACTGAAGACCTTACAGAGCGTAGAATATTCGTGAAGAACGATAAGACACACGGATGGCAACTATCTGGTACGTTTGATTATCTATCACGTGATGGTGAATTGCTTGATTTTAAGACTACATCTGCATGGTCAGCCATGGATGCAGCATTAAAGGGTAAAGCAGAATGGGAAGCACAGCTAAATATACTTGATTGGCTTGTACGTAACTCATTGGTTAAAGAAAATGATGGTATCAAAGTTAAGTCTTTAGCCATTGTAGCTATCTTACGTGATTGGTCTAAGATGAAAGCATTAACATCTGTTAACTATCCTAAACATCAAGCAGTTGTTATACCAATTGAACGTTGGTCACCTGAAGTGCAAGACGTTTATATTAGTGAACGTATACAATTGCATCAAGCAGCACAAAAGATGGCAGAACCACCTATATGTACACCTGAAGAACGTTGGCATAAAGAAGATCAATATGCTGTGATGAAGGATGGACGTAAATCTGCTGTACGATTACTACCTACAAGACAAGAAGCCTTGGATTATATGTCTAAGAACAGTATGAAAGAAGGCAAAGGTTGTAACATTGTGTTACGTAAAGGTGAGGATACACGTTGCGCCCACTACTGCAGTGTTAATAAATTCTGTAGTCACTGGAATAATGTGGCCTTTTAATGACATTTAAATTAACCAAAGACCCTATTGTAGCTGCCATAATTAAACGTGCCAATGATCGTTCTAACGCAGGCATTGATAGTTATGGTGGCACAATGGCGGATGCTAAAAAATCATTACATAGTTGGATAGATGATGCACAGGAAGAAGCATGGGATTTAATTGTGTATCTTGAAAAGATAAAAAGTATCTTACCTAAGTAATGGATTTAATAATACTGTCAGATAACTTGTATCAGTTAGTACCTCTTACAAAAGAAATGATAGAGTCCATGCAGCTTGTAAAAGAATTTGATTTTGCAGACCTATGCGATGTGCTACGTTTAAAATTAACAACGTATGCAGACTACCCTATCAATGCTCATATAATGAACGATGGTAGCGGTCACTTTATTGGATGTATGTGGCGTTAAAATCTATATGTGCAACCAACTACTGCTTGTAACAGCAACCAAAAAAGCACAAACAAAATAATCCACGCAGCAATTCTTTTGCTCATATGTTAATTCAATTCAAAATGTGGAGCATCAATAAATGGTCTACGCTTTTCAGCCCTTCGCTCATCAATGTAAGAATTCATTGCATCCTCCATAGATAAATTCCAATCAGCAATATCTGGCACTGTCCATGCAGCACCCCATCTAATTCTAACTCCTTGGTTTTGGGCAGCCTCACGCATTGCTTCTGCCACATCATCATACATGTTAAGTTCCCATGTACCTCTTGACCCAATGTATGCCATTAAATCTACAGCATCACCTGTCAAATGTTTTGATTTCATAGTCTGACTAGCACCACTAGCTACCAGTTTTTTTTGTTCATCCTCTGTTCTAAGGCCACAAATCACACCAAAGTCTACTTTAGTTATTTCAATAGCTTCCATAACTACATCAAATAATTCTGGCTTTACGGGTTCTAGTTTAGTTAATGATCGTTCTGATAATTTAAATGTCATTTAGTTAATCCTTTGCTTTTTTCATATGAACGTAATCCACCAAGTCCAAGCATACCTAACAAGACAGTCATTAGACTATCCATATCAAATGCAGGCAACTCTGGTATCTCAACGTTTGCCCACCCTGCACCAAATAAAATAATTGGATTAAGTACAAAATGGTACAATAATGCAACAGCGCAAATCCATCCTACAAATGGCCTCCAACCTGCAACAAACAAACTTCTATGTTTTGCTTCTGCTTGATTGACAGACACTTGTGCCATTGCAGCTTCATGCGCTTGCTTCTCTGCCATAGTAGCAATCTCATGGGCTAACTTGTTTTTAGTATCTTTGTCTTCAATAAACTTATCTAGCAGACCTGTAACTGGCCCAACTAAACTACCTAGTAGATTCATCATGTGATGCCCTCCTTTTATTTATTTGATTAAAACCTATGAATGAACCAATCACTCCCATGTTAGACAGTACCCATATTTCAGCAATGCCTGACAAATGATCTATTCTTTCCATAGGAATAATTGGTGTCATTAATACAATAATAAATACAGTAACCGATAATGCAGAAAACCAAACTAAGTAACGTTGTTGATCTTGTTTCTTGTCTTCGTTTTCAAGCAGCACTAGCTTTTGTTTTATATCAAACTCTTTGTCTGACACTATGCCATCACCGTTTGTATCAAGTTTTTCGTACACACTACCCTTTTCCAGTTTCTTACTCATTTGCTCATATCTTTTAACAATGGGTTTTGTAACGCATCACGCAGCCTTTTATTAAGTCTTTCTTCCAATGCGTTTAATTTCTCATCTACTTTGGAAGTACGCTCATCAAACCATTTTTTAGCTTCTTGTATGCTTGTACGATTTTCGCCTTCAACCAAGCGAATACGTTGCTCAACATCACCCAAAGCCTTTTCAACAGCGATAACATCTGACCGTAGATCATCTTTAATATCTTGAACATAGTCTATTGCCTCCTCTAATTTAGTTTCAAGCACAGCATTTTTAGCCTCAATTGCACCAATATCAAGGTTAGATAGCTTTTCTTTCATGTCTGTATAGTCCTTATATACTTCAAAGCCACCATACAGCGCACCTATCAAAGTAGCTGCAGCCATTAGTAAACCAAGACCTTTGCCTCCTTTGACTTTAACGCCACCTACATCTAGTTCTGCCATTGCATTTCCACCATATCATTCATTAGTAAATCTGATGCACCCATCCACCACATGCCATATGGATTGTCGTAGTTCTCACCACCTTTAATCTCATAGACAGGATAGAATTCTATTGTTGGTAATGATACTTGAGTATAAGTATCAAATGATTTAACTGCTTGTGATTGCTGCATTACAATCATTCTCGTAGTTTCAAGTATTGTTGAGTAAGCAATAGCTGTACTTCTACTATTTGATTTCTTTTTATCACTGGGCTTAGATTCTTTCTTGGGGGTTTCTGTATCGTTTCCCCCGTCTTCAGTTGTAGCTTCTTCGCTAAATTTACTGGATTGATCTTCCTGAACATCTGGTTCTGGTTCATTAGTTTCTGCCTCCGCTTCTGGCTCAACTGTTTCTGTTTGCTCTGGCTCTGTTGCAGGTTCTTGTTCTACATCTGCCTGTGCTACTTCAATAGTTTCAACAGCTTCAACTTCATTAATTGCTATATCAAATTCACCCATACCTGCATCTGTAATTTCTACCTCAAACGTTGCCATGCCACCATCAAATGTATCTAATTCCATTTCAAACGTTACACCTGCATCTACAGTGTAATCTGTATAATCAACTTCTATAGGTGGTGGGGGTGGGATATATTCAGAATCATACGCATACTCTTGCGTATTTAATATTGATGTCATTGTAACATTATTAATTATTGTATTAATAACTGTTGTTAAATGATCGTATGTTAAATTAAAATATGTGTTACTAAATGCAGGGCCAAAGTATCCACTATAATAACCTGCGTCCATACCATATAATTCAAGCTGCGCAGTATCAAAACTTAATGCTGATACGTCTTGATTAAAAGTATAATTCTGTGTTCCTGTCCAATTCATACTTGCATAGTTATGTGTATACGTTTGTGATACTACACCATTATCAAGTAGTTTTACAGTTAACTTAAATTCATCTTTACAATCATTATTAGTAGCTGAACACAAGGGTACATTGGCATTAGAAACATGTGATGTTACGCTGCTGCCATAATCTAATTCTTTTTTATTAGTATAGTCTGACACATCAAAAGTATAAGTTTTACTACCACCGCCTACATTCTCACCTGCAGTACAAAATTCTGCACCACTAGCCCAATTACAATTAGTAGATATATTTGTATTGGTTACTGTACCTGTATTAATTAATTGATCTGTTTTTTCTGTAATAACAATAGCTGTTGTGGTTGTTGTTTGTTGCACTGTTTCTTGTACAGTTTCTTCGTATTCATATGTGTAAGTAAATTCTAAATAATCACCAACCATTTCTGATTGTGTATCTACTAACGTAGGCACTACAGTAACAGATGTAACAGTACCACCGTTAGGGCCAGTTGCACCTATTTGATATTGCGGTTCGTATGCGTTAGAGTAAGAATAACAGAACAGCAAGACCACTAAATATAGATAGCCCAGTTTTTTCATCTACCCCCCCACCTTTTTTTATCGTTTTTTTTTCCTTAGTATTTTCTTTTTTAACAGGCATCATTTGTATCATATCAGTGCCTTCAGGTATCATATTTTGATTAGTTTCCCACTGTTGTTTTGCGTCTTTACCTATGCTGCCTAAAAATGGACACGGTGTTCCTGCCATCCACATGCCATCCCATACTCTTTCGTCTTGGCACAGCACAGACACAGCAGCCACTTTCATGCCCATACCATACAATGATCGTGCAAGTTTTAGTCTTTCACAATTGTCATCTGTAATTGTTTGGCCTGTAGCAAAACCAAGTATCTGAGTTTGTACGGCAACCGATGTACCTGTTGTACATACGTCTTGATTGTTAATAACTATAGAGGGTGCTGATGCTGTAGGGGGTGTTTTGTCTACTGTAGTTGTACCTGTTACGGTGCTGCTTACAGTGTTAGTTTCTGCTAATGCGTTTGTGCCAACTGCTAAAAACCCACCTAAAATAACTGAGAATAAGAATAATGCAAACTTGGAGTATCCATTCACTTCTTAATCCCTTCAAAAAACCTGTCTATCTTTCCATCAAGATGATCAAGTCGTTCTATTATTCTGTTCATATCATGGTGTACTTCGGTCTTTGTTACGTATTCTTTTGCTACTTCTTCACGTGTTCTGTTTAATAATATAGAAATTCTTTGTTGTTCTCTGTACATGTTAGATGCAATCCACCCTCCTAATGCAAGGGTTACTGTCAACAATATATTCCAAACCATCATATCCATGTTATCTTTTTTCTAGGCATTATCTTGTACTTTCAAAATTATATAATGTAGTAATTTCGCTTTGAGATAATTTCTTATTAAAAATTCTTATATTGTCGTAATACCCATATGTGTCATAAGTACCATTACCTAATTGAGTAGATGCTGTTCCTAAATACAATGTATGGTTTATATGAATACTACCTATAGCTTCAGTTATTGTTGCTCCTAAAACTCCATTAACATACAATCTAGTATCTGTTCCATCTCTAGTCCAAGTCCAATGATACCAAGTACCATTACTTAAAGTTGGACAACCAATAGCATTAGCAACATACTTATCTGAACTTTCTCCATTACCACCAGTAACACCACTAATATTAATACCTAAATAAGTATCTCCAGTAGAAGTTAATTTTGAAGTAATTACTTCTGCTGAACTTTGATTACCAAAAAGACCTGCAAAGTGTGTATCTCCATTATTTATATTACTTGGATTGTGCCAACCACAAACAGTATAATTTGAATAACCTCTACTGCTTAAGTAGCCATAATGTCCATTTGATAATTTATAAAGTGAATGAGTACCTAATTTTTTTGTACTTGTGTTATAACTTACATTGCCAGCCGAACCACCAAAACCACCACCATGAGCAAAAGTAAAATTTCCAACTCCACCAGTATCTGTTCCATTATTGTCAAACATAAATAAAGATTTACCAGAACTATCTCCAAAGAAATCTACAACTGATGTTAAATCATTTTTAATAATAATGTTAAATGCTCTATCAGCAGTTTTAGAATTTGCTGTTGCTCTTAAAGTAAATGAAGAAGTTGTATCTGCTGATACATCTCCTGCTGTTCCTGTTATTGCACCAGAAGAAGTATTCAAAGACAAACCAGATGGCAACGAACCAGATTGAACTGAATATGCTATGGTATCTCCATCACTATCTGTTGCTGTTACTGAAGTATTAACTGCTTCATTATCAAACAAACTTCCACCAATTTGACCACTTGCTGTACTCCAACTAGGCGAAGTATCTACATTTATTTGACTAGCAAGTATTCCAGATAGACCAGAAACATTTAAAACTTTAACACCATAAGGCTCTTGTGCATTTAAAAAACTAGCTTTAGGTGCAACTGCTGTAATTTGTGTTTCGCTATTAACTGTGACTGTTGATGCGTTAAAATCTGTTGCACTATTTCCTATAAAAGCCACAGTAGCACCAGAACCAAAACCAGAACCAGTAATAACTATTGTTTGATTTCCACCTGCTTGACTATCTACTTCTGTTACATCAATACTTGAAATTGTTGGTGGTGCATCAATAGATTTAAAAGCTGTACCAGTATAATATTCAGCTAATCCAGTTGTAGAATTAAATCTAATCTGACCTGTAGTAGACCCTCGTTGTGCTGTTGTACCACTAGCTACTTTAGTACCTTCAGTACCAGTATCAGTAATGTTTTCAAACTTGAAGTCTGCTATGTCACGGGCTTTAGTCATTCGCTCACCCCTCTATAAAACTATCGTGTTAGCTTCATCTTCTGTTAATGCCTCACCTGCTATTAGCTTTGCTTTAGCACTAGCTTTTAAATCTGCTTTCGCTTGTTGTTCAGCTTCAAATGTTGCAATTTCTTCAGCAGTTGGTTTATTAGATGTGAATGTACTTCCATCATAATTAAAACCTATTTTAACTGTGCTATCACAATCAACCCAACTCATAGTTGGTGCAACTTCAAATTCTGTTGCTTGAACATCTGCTACTTTATTTTCAAATATTAATGCTTTCATTATTTATACTCCTCTACATATACAAAACCATCTCCGCCGACACCGCCATCTCTGGTAGAGCCACTATTAGCTCCACCGCCGCCGCCGCCAGAACCTTTTTCTCCTGCCTCTCCTGCTTGTTGATGACCGCCAAAGCCACCACCACCCCAGATTGAAGGTGAACCAGTTTGTCCACTATCAGCATAATTGTTGTTATCACTACCATCGTTAGCATCTGTTCCAGTTAAATTAACATCTCCACTACTTCCAGTACCTCCTCTGTCGGCACTACCAATAGCACCACCTTTGTTTGCACCTGCACCACCAGTAGCTGAACAATGAGAACCAAAAGATGATGTACCACCTGCTGAACCTGCATTATTAGAATTTACTGCACCACCTGCACCAATAGTAACTGTTTCAGTTGTAATTGAAGTTACATCTATAATTTTTATAGCAGTTCCTCCTGCAGCACCACCACCACCTACACCATGAGTTGGTGTACCAGATGAACCACCGCCACCGCCACCACCAGTAACGATAACTTTAATTTTATTTATTCCACTTGGTTTAGTGTAAGTACCAGAAGAAGTAAAAGATTGAATTGATTGTAGT